GTATGTATGATTTGTGACAATGAGTGGGACATTCGCTTGGCCGAGTTTGAGAGTTAACATTCTAAATGCACCCTTCACAAGTTGAGATTTAGTCATATCACGGACTTGCTTATCATTCAAAGCATCCGTAATTTCTTTTTCTGTGGAGAGCATTCCCAAGGAGTCTAACACAAACATGCACGGTTTGCGGTCTTCTATGGGCATTTGAAGATATTTATCAACTGCCTTAAGTGCCTTGGTACGGAACTCCTCAATGGTTACTACATTAATAACCACTAATCGTTTCATATCAATACCACGACTGATTAAAAGTGATTTAGATATAGCACTCTCAGTATCAAAGTAGAGACAATAAGCGGAGGGGTTAGTATCCAGAAAGTTCTTAACAACGGCGAGAGAGAAAAAAGTTTTACCTGTACTCGATTCTCCAGCAATAGCAGTAATTCTCTTGCTA